TCAGACGATCACGCCCTGGCTGCGCAGGTAGTCGTCATAGCTGCCGCTGAAGTCGGTCACGCCGTTCTCGCCCAGCTCGATGATGCGGGTAGCCAGCGAGGAAACGAATTCGCGGTCGTGGCTGACGAAGATCAGCGTGCCCGGATAGTTGTCCAGCGCCAGGTTCAGCGCCTCGATGGACTCCATGTCCAGGTGGTTGGTCGGCTCGTCCATCACCAGCACGTTGGGGCGCTTGAGGATCAGCCGGCCGAACAGCATGCGGCCCTGCTCGCCGCCGGAGATCACTTTCACCGACTTCTTGATCTCGTCGTTGGAGAACAGCATGCGGCCGAGGGTGCCGCGCACCAGTTGTTCGCCGCCCTGGGTCCACTGGGCCATCCAGTCGAACAGGCTCATGTCGTCGGCGAAGTCGTCGGCATGGTCCTGGGCGAAATAGCCGACGTCGGCGCTGTCGGTCCATTTCACCTCGCCGCCGTCCACCGGCAGGTCGCCGACCAGGCAGCGCAACAGGGTGGTCTTGCCGATGCCGTTGGGGCCGATGATGGCGACGCGCTCGCCGGCCTCGACCTGCAGGCTCAGGCCCTTGAACAGCGGCTTGCCGTCATAGCCCTTGCTGATGTTTTCCACGGTCACCGCCTGGCGGTGCAGCTTCTTGTATTGCTCGAAGCGGATGAACGGGCTGACCCGGCTGGACGGCTTGACCTCTTCCAACTGGATCTTGTCGATCTGCCGGGCGCGGCTGGTGGCCTGCTTGGCCTTGGAGGCGTTGGCCGAGAAGCGGCTGACGAAGGATTGCAGCTCGGCGATCTGCGCCTTCTTCTTGGCGTTGTCCGACAGCAGGCGCTCGCGGGCCTGTTCGGCGGCGGTCATGTACTCGTCGTAGTTGCCCGGGAACAGGCGCAGCTCGCCGTAGTCCAGGTCGGCCATGTGGGTGCAGACGCTGTTCAGGAAGTGGCGATCGTGGGAAATGATGATCATGGTGCTGTTGCGCGCGGTGAGCACGCCTTCCAGCCAGCGGATGGTGTTGATGTCCAGGTGGTTGGTCGGTTCGTCGAGCAGCAGCACGTCCGGGTCCGAGAACAGCGCCTGGGCCAGCAGTACGCGCAGCTTCCAGCCGGGAGCGACGGCGCTCATCGGGCCGAAGTGCTGCTCCAGCGGGATGCCCAGGCCGAGCAGCAGCTCGCCGGCGCGGGACTCGGCGGTGTAGCCGTCGAACTCGGCGAACTGGACTTCCAGCTCGGCCACCGCCATGCCATCTGCCTCGCTCATTTCCGGCAGGGAGTAGATGCGGTCGCGTTCGGCCTTCACCGCCCAGAGTTCCTCGTGGCCCATGATCACCGTATCGATGACGCTGAAGTCCTCGTAGGCGAACTGGTCCTGGCGCAGCTTGCCCAGGCGCACGTTGGGTTCCAGCATGACCTGGCCGGCGCTCGGCTCCAGGTCGTTGCCGAGGATCTTCATGAAGGTCGACTTGCCGCAACCGTTGGCGCCGATCAGGCCGTAGCGGTTGCCGTTGCCGAACTTGACGGAAACGTTCTCGAACAGCGGCTTGGCGCCGAACTGCATGGTGATGTTAGCTGTAGATATCAAGGCATTGTCCTGCGGGGCTTTGCGGGATGGTTACGCGCCTTCGTCTGCTTCCTGTACCAATTCCGTACCAGTTTTAACCCTGGTCTGTAGCTTCTCCAACTCACTCCAATCCGAGGCGGAGTTCAGCCACTTGGCATAGGTCGATAGCAGCATCTGCACGCTGTGGCCTAGCTGCCCAGCGATAAACGCAGGGTTCATGCCAGCCATCAGGCACATGGTCGCGTATGTGTGGCGGGTGTCGTACTGCCGGCGCCTTCGGATGGATAGAGCATCAAGCGCGGCGTGGAAGTGCTTTATGGTAACACTTGGCTCCTTGATCCACAGCCCGCCTTTGCTGGGCGGGAATACGAACGGGCTGACCGCGAACTCCGAGACGGATGCGACGCGCTTCAGGCGCGCAATCCGCTTGGCCTCTGCCAGGGCATTTAAGGCACGATCATTGAGCAGCACGTCGCGCTCATGCTTGGTCTTTACTCGCTCCTCGATCCCGCGATCTATGACGATCCGGCATACATGGATGCGTCTGGCCTCTTCGTCTACCTCATCCCATCGAAGGGCGAACGCCTCTCCAGGCCGAAGACCAGTGAAGAACAGGAATTCGTACAGTGCGGCGTAGATCCTTGAGTACTTCCCAAGGGTCGCGTACAGGTGCTGGATGATGCGTTCTGCCTCGTCCCGGGTGAATGGATCTACCAGCTTCTTAGACACCCGGGGCTTCTCAAGGGGCGCCATCGGATTCTTCTTGATCAGACCGTCCTTCACAGCGGAATCTAGGATCGTCGACAGCTTGAACATCGCGTTTCGCTTCACGCCTGGCGACGTCCACTCGATGCTGCTGATGATTCGGCGCAAGAGGGTAGGGGTGATCTGATCAAGCCGGGCTACTGCTAGATGCGGCATCCAGTATTGGTTGAGGATGCTCTTGTAGTTCTTGCGTGTCCCAAGCACGATCTCTCGGCTGTCTAGCCAGAGTTGAGCATGCTCACCGAACAGGGGGATTTGGCTGCTGACCGACTCAGCAATCGCAGACCCGGGGAAGAACTCTGCATACTTGGCTTCATCCATGATGCCAAGCTTGATTGCCTGGACTACCTGATCTCTAAGACCGGATGCAGTCTTAATCCCTTTTTGCGTCGCGGGATAGGGGAGTGTTTCGCACTTCCTTGTTCCGTTCCACATGAAGCGGATACGGATAGAGTTGCCGATGACTTCCACCCCGGTGGGCATACCCAAAGGCTTTCGAGCCATTCGTCGTATCTCCGTCGACTGTAGATTATTTTCCCGTTGACCTTGTTCCAGACGCCTTCTGGAATCTGTCCCTTTGACCGTCTGGTTTGTAGGGCGCGGTAGGTTATCCCAAGCAGCGCCGCCATGACCTGTTCGGGCACCTTGTCTTCGTACTCGATTTGCTCTGCGGTACTCATAGGCAATACCTCTCCGCCCCAGCTATTGCCGGGGAGGGCATGATGGTAGGATTTAGACGCCCAGCCGGGTTAGCTCAGGGAGAGCTAGTGGCGCCCGGCTGGGTTACTTGATTTCGCCGCTGAACTGGATAAGGAGTTCCCGGAACTCACGCATCTCAGGGACGGTTACGCCGTATCCGAGCAGCTCCCCGTTCTTCCTGATGAACATGTGAGCGGCGATTCGTAGTCTCAGCTTTTCCAGAGCATGAAGCCTTCCGATATGGTCGAGGCTCATGCCTTGTCTGACTGATGGCGCCGGCTCGAATAAATCCACCACCAGTTGGCATCCATCCCAAGCAGCCTGGGTGTGGCTGTCCGAATATCGGATGTCGCCCTGGCTGTCCACGTAGGCGGACAGGTCGAATATGCCGGTCATTCGTTTCTCGAATACCTCCCGCATTTCGCTCACTCCCCACCTCCTTCCTTCCTGGCCTTTAGCATGGCGTCGGCGGTCTCATAAGCTATTGCTGCCATGTCACTGATGACATCACTTCCGCTATGAAACTTGCCGACCATGGTCTCTTTCCAAAGAACCTGCTGAAGCCCGCAGATAACTTGCGCCGCGAAGTAGTCACGCAGGGTCATGCCGTCGAAAGGCGAATGCCCTTGGTATGGCTCCCCTGGATTAAGTGGCACGGGAAACGCTGGTCCACCGTGATCTTTATTCATTCCCAACCTCCCATAGACTTGCCGATCTCGGCTGCGGCTTCGGTGATTGCCAGCCTTGTCGCCGCCATCTCGCCTAGCTTGTCCCAATAGATTGCGCAGTATTCGTAGCCTGCTTGGTTCGATACCAGGGTCCGCTGGTTTTCTCGGTCCGGGGTGACTACGAGTCCGCGCTTCACAGCCAGCCTCAGCGCGTCGCCGTCGTCGGTGAGCGGGTTCCAAATTTTAAATACGTAAGGATTTTCAGTATCTTCAATCGTGAAGGCCGGCCCATGGGTAAGGGTGTCGTCATGCCAGCGCACTACATGCCCCGCCGCCCGCGCCGCCAGTTCGAGTAGTTCGCGGTCGTTCATTGCCTGCTCCATCTGCTCAACTCCTGTCCTTTCAACTCGGTCTGTCTGTAGAGTTCCTGCATATCCCCGACGGCCCGGAAGATTCCCAGGACGAAGAGAACGATGACTATCACTGCCAATATGGTTTCGTTGTCGTTGTCCACGGTTGGTCCTCCGGGATGGATGGCTATTTCTGATTGAGTTCTTCCCACTCTTTGAGGAATTCCCACTCCTTGATTTCTTTCCAATCAGCCGGAGGGGTCCAAAGGAGATGTTCAAAGTCAGCGCAGAATCGCGTTTTCTTTCGCTCAGCCATGTACTCTTTCAACTCGTCTTGGTCGGCATCCTTCCATGGAACCTTCACGAACCAGATGTTGCTGTCATAGAAGCCGCATAGAGTTGTTCGCCAGCCATATCCATCGCCGAAAAGGCATGGCGTGTCACCGTACAATCCGAAGTCTTTAAGTGCTAACTGCGGGCCTGGGGCCTCTGGAAGTTCATTGATTCTTGCCCACAGGGCTTTCCCTTCAGCGCAGTTTTTCTTAGGTAGCCAGGCGCCGCGGCTCTCTCGATAAGTACTTCTGTCAGGGTGCTTGAAGGTGAATCCTGCAAAGGAGCCGTCAGGCCACGCATGGATCTGCTCTGCGCCTACTTCGTCACGCAAGCTGGTGTATTTTTCCAATGCAGCCTCTGTCGCTGCTTTGAGTTCATGGAGTCGGTCTACAAGAGCGCCGCTTGTTACGCGGAAGTAGCGATGAAATATGGACACGGTTGGTCCTCCGGGGGCGGATGCGTTGGTTTCGTTGTTGGGTGTCGATGCCGGGATTCCGGCATCGGAGGGAAATCAGAGGGTTACTCTTGCTCGCTCAGCAGGGCGCGGAGTTCCAGGAACAGGCGAGCGTCATCGTTCACCGGCTGAGTCTCTGGTGGGTATGTTTGATCGAACTTCGCTCGAAGATCGAGTTGAGACCTGATTCGCTCCAGAAACTCCCGCGGAACCACCACCCTTGCGCGCAGTTCCGATAGTTCGCCGATGCAGGATTTCAAGTGCGCTTGCAACTGATAATTCGCAGCCTGCTCGTCGCAGAAGTTTTGTCGAGCAAGGTCTCGTTCGAGTTTGAAATCATCTCTCGCCATTCGCAGTGCTGCGACTTCCTCCCTTAGCGCCTGGGCCTCGGCTCGAAGTTCCTCGATCTCCATCTCCCTTCCGCCGCATTGCTGGCGAGCAGCATCTCCCTTTGCTGCTGCGTCCTCAGCCATGGCCAGCTTGGCGGCTAGTGCGTCGTAGTCGGAGGCTAGGACGACCTCATACCCCATTACTGCCTGCTCGCCCTGGGTCAAAGAACGCATGCTCGGCACGTCGAACCGCTTCACCTCACTCATGACCTACCTCCTTGTCGGGCGCGGCGGCGAGTATGGAAAGCAGTTGGCGCTCAGCCATGATTCTGGTGTCGTGGTCCTTGTCGCTCATCATGTTGAGAAGCGGCTCAATCGGAACCGGCTTCCAGCCCTCCGGCACGCTGTGCTGAGTTTGTGCCGCGGCTCGTTCTTCCGCTGCGACACAAGCACCCGTGAGCATCCGCTCAGCGGTTGTCCACTGGTCTTCGTCTAGAACGTGGCTCAACCAATTGCCGAGGCGGCGCAGTGGCTCCGGTGCTCTGTCAATGGTGTTCGATATGTAGTGCTCGAACCGTTCTTCCGGAGACTCACCGTGCGGCCAGCGGCTTTCAAGCTTCGAGATCTTGTCCAGGGCGAAGTCGAGTCTCAGATTCAGCCTGGAGCGAATGATAGACAGGCGGTTCAGGTCCTCACTCAGCTGCGCGTTCTCCGCCCGCAGCGCGCCGGCGATGCGGTCGTGCTGGGCGACGGTCATCACTGGCTCGTATGGGCTTCCCTTATAGTTCGACCAGATGAAGGCATCGCCGGTGCTTGGATAGTTTCGGTCGAAGTACGCCACAACCTCCGGCCGCTCCGCCTCTGCCTGCTCGGCCTGCGCCGGGGAGGGTTGCGCCAGGGCGGCGCCGGCCAGGCCCTGGGCGGCTTGCGTCGGCGCCTGGTCCTTGATCATGGCCAGCAGGCTCTCGGCTGAGGAGTGAACGTCGTCGAGGTCCGTCGACCAGCGGTGCGGGGTGTTGTCGTGGATGTTGTCCAGGGCTTCGACGATGCCGCGTAGGCGGGTGGCGCATTGCTCGATCAGTTGGTGTTGGGTAGATGACATGGTGGTGTCTCCGGTTGCTCCGGCGCCGGCGGCCGGCAGCGGAAGCATTTGCACAGGCCTATCCGTTGGCCTGTGGTGCGGCAGATGGTGGGGCGGTTCATTTCGTGGCGTCTTGCTTCATGGCTTTGGCGTGGCCGACGCAGGTGCGGACTGGATTGCCCTGGTCGTCCAGGTCGGCGTGGCAGTAGAACCGGCTTAGTTCCTGCCGGCAGTAGATGGCATCAGAGGTGGTGACCGGCGAGGTGTTCGCCGGGGTGCCGAGTCGATAGGCGCAGCCGGCGCACGTGCCGCGAGGGTTCACCGTTGCGGCCAGGACAACGCCCTGCAGCGCTCCGAACATCGTCGGGAGGTTCGCCTGCTCCGCGGTGTGCGGATGTTAGCCGCGCTCGATGAGGATCAACTCGACCATCGCTCGGCAGTTCTCGGCGACGGCGTTGGCCATGCCCAGCACCTGGGCGAACAAATCGAGCATGGTGGCCGGGTCGCGCTGGGCGGCCATCTTCTCCAGCACCTGGCGGCGCAGGTCCGCCGGCAGAAGCACGGCGCCGGCCAGTTCGTGCGCGTCGGCGGCGCTGATCTGGTAGTCGATGGGAGGCTGGCTCATGGGGCCGCCCTCGTCGTTGCCGATTCCAGCAACTGGCACCGGCCTGCCAGTTCGAGCAGGTTGCGAGTGGTTGGCTTGAAGCCTTCCGTATCCGGGAGGTGCTCGTGACGATGGCCCTCCGGGTACGTCTCGAACGGCCCGTGCCATTCCCAACTCATCAGCCAGTCTTGCCAGACCGTGTAGGCGTCCTGTCCTTCGCCCCAGTAGTCGACACCGCCGCCGACGGAAAGAACATGCCGAACTCGGGTACCTTGCTCATATGCGAGTTCAGATGGTTCTTCGTCGCGCCAGGCGCTGCGGTAGAGCGCTGGGTAAAGCTCCACCAGCCTCTTGCTCAATTTCTTCTCGATGCGCGCCTTCATGCTTCACCTTCCTTCGCCAGTGCCAGCCGGTGCTGGGCACCAGGCTTTGCTTGGTCGAGTTGCTGCAACTTGGCGTATGCCTCGGGGTGCTGCTGGTCGAACGCTGGCATGCGGGGCGACTCAACCCAGGTGCCGCGCTCGGAGCCCTTGTCGAGCCAGGATCGCGTCCAGTTCGTCGCGCTGACGCCGCATTCGGCGATCTGCTTCGTGGTGATGAAGCCCTGCCGGCGTAGCGTGGCGATCACCTTCAGCGCGCCTTCCTTCCATTGGGTGAGCCGCAGCGGCGCCGGAACACCGGCGGGCACGTCGGGAACCACGATCGGGACATGGCAGCGTTCCGCGGGGTTCCAGTCGAACAGTTGCGGTCCACTGGAGTGCTGGAGCCAGTAGCGCAAGTGGAACTCGGGGAAGTCGACGAACTTGCCGTCGCGCCGACGGTGTCCGCGGGACGGTGCGAGCACTGCGATGCCGCACATTTCAAGCAGGCGCGCGATTCCGTGGCTGGCCTCGGTGATCCGCCCGACAATGACCAGGCGGTGATCTGGCCCAGGCGCCCCGTACCGGTCCTGCCAGTACTGCGGCAGGATCTGGTCGGCCACCTTGGCGTTCAACTGCAACTTGGCCTCGACGCCGATCTGCCGGCCATCCTCATGGACCACCAGGATGTCGAACCCGGCAGTCTCCGGGTAGCAGGTCCAGCCGGGGACTCGGTTGAACTCGTCGATGAACGCCGCGCAGAGTTCAGCCTCGCTCTGCACCAGCGGGGCCTGGCTCTTCATGTCGGTATCTCCGCAGGACCGGTGATGTGCTCCGCGTGCAGAGCGCGCATTCCGAGGTTGGTGGCCACGGTGAACTCCAGCCTGGCGCCCTTCGAGTCCATCCAGCCCGGCAGCAGGGCGATTGCCTGGCAGGTGAGCAGCTTCTGCAGGTCGAGCCGCAGGTAGTCGGCCCACTCGAAGCCCGGAATCTCGCCGTGCTCGGCGGGGTTCTCGACCTGGTACCCGAGGCTGCGCAGGCGCGCGGCTTCGGCGTGGAAGGCGGGGAAGTTGTGTTCCGGCAGGCCGGTCATAGGCCCGGCGAGGTAGATGCGCTGGATCACGGCAGCAGCCCCTCCCCAATCTGGCGGGCATGCTTGAGGCTGCCGGCCCTGATGCGCGTCCAGTTCTTTCCCCAGTCCTCCGTCAGGCCGCCCTGGTCGCGGAAGAAGGGACCGTGCTTCACGAACACGGCGCCGCCGGCGTTGCGCATGACGAAGTAGGTGTTGTCGTCGATCGGGTCGTCCGCGCGGTCGTGCTCGATCGCCTTGTCGGCCGGCGCCGTGCGCCAGTCCGGCCAGGACCGCGACTCGTTCTTCGCCTGCTTTGCCAGCAGGGCGTCGATGATCTGCGCGGGAGTGGCGCCGGTGCGCCAAGCCCCGTCCAGGGCCAGGATCACAACGTCGATCCACTCGGCCAGGTCGCCGGGGGCTTCTTCGATCTCGCGCAACTCCTTACGGATGTGGTCGACGACGCCAGCGGCGCGCGACCCAGGCCCGAACGTGCGTTCGCTGAACCGGCGCTGGCGCTCCAGGTGCAGGTCGAAACGGAACACGTCCAGGCGGCCCCGGGCGCGGCCAAGCGCGTAGGCCTCGTCCTGGAACATCAGGAGGTGATCGCTGGTGCGTCCGGTCAGGACATCGAGATAGCGGCTGTGGAGCGCTTCAATGGCAAGGTGATCGTCGGGGTGGTTCTGGTTCGTCGTCATGGCTGCACCTGCTGAAGTGGGCGATGGCCTGGTTTCGGCGGTAGGTGTGGGGTGAGCAGCGCGTCCTCGAGGGACATGCCTGCGGCGAGTCGCCGGCGGACGGTGCTGGCCGAGACGGGGCTCGGCAGCAGGTCGACCAACTCTTCGAGGGTTCCGGTTCTGCCGCGCACGGTGTGGGTGTGCTTTTCCTTGCGTGCCTGGCGGGCCTGGTCCAGTGCGCGGGCGAGTGCCGGCGTGCAGTAGCCCTGTTTCTGCGAGTTGGCCCGCTTGTGGTCCAGCGACTGGCCCTTCGCCGGCCACTCGATGTCCGGCATCAGGGTCAGCATTTCGCGGAATACCCAGGGGCCGATGCCCAGGGCCAGCCGGGTGGCGCGGCGGGAAAGCCCGCGCGCTGCGGACTCCCGAATGAACTGCTCAGTGTTCATGCCGCCACCTGTTGCGGTCTCGGCCGTAGCCGCCGCTTCCATGGGTCGTTCGCCAGGCCGTACTGGGTTTTGAAGTCGAGCGGGGAGGGCTTCTTGAGGGAAGTCATGCGGCGGGTTCCTTCTGGATGATTTCAGCATCAGCCTCGAGCAGGGCGAACAGGTCGGGCATGGCCATCTCTTCCTCCGCGGACTTGCAATAGCCGGCACCGTCCAGGAAGTAGCGGGAGTTCAGTTCGTGGGCGCGGGTTCTGCGCTTGAGCTTCAGCGCGCAGTACGGGACGGTCATGATCCCGCCGAAGGGATCGAAGACCAGGTCTCCTTCCATGGAGTACTGCACGATGGCCCGGTCGACGATGTCGAACTGCAGCGGGCACAGGTGCATTTCCTGGCCCTTGCTGTACTGCTGGGCGTTGAGCGTCCGCATGCGGGCGACGTCGGTCCATACGTCCGGGTGCCAGGACTGCGGTGGCAGCAGCATGAAGCCGGTGGGCAGCTTCCCGGTGACCTCCAGCGATTCGCCGATGCGGACGTGGTGCTCGAAGTCGTAGACGGTGGACAGGCTGTAGTCGCGGTACAGCTTGAACATCACGTCGTGCGGAATGCCTTCGAAGTCCGCCTCAGTCAGCGGACGGTTGCCGTTGCTGCGGGTGAAGCCGTGGGCGTCCAACTGCCAGCGTGCCCGGCTGTAGCCGTTGCCGCGGGTGACGGTGAGCTTCTTGTCCATGGCGAAGGGGACGATTTGGCCGTCTTCGTCGATGCACAGAGGCTTTGCCTTGACCACCGGCACGTCGCCGTAGGCGTTGGAGTTGTCGGTGGGCGGCTTGCGGAAGATCAGCAAGTACTCGGGCATGCCGACACCCATCTTGGTGCCGTCCTTGCACTGCTCCGTCCACGAAAGGCGGTAGGTCTGGGCGTTCTCGCGAACCACGTCGGTGACGATGGTCTTCATGCCCATATAGGCCCAGCCGTGCTTGACGAAGGCGCGGGTCACTTCCATGTGGAACGGATAGACGGTCTGGAAGCCGAGGCCGGTCATGCCGCCAGGAACGATACGATCCTTCACGTGGATGCAAGCCAGGCGCCCGGGAATGGTCACGCGCAGCATTTCCGGGATCAGATAGTCCATCTGCTGGAAGAAATGCGCGTTATCGTCGGTGTGCCCGAAGTCGGCGTAGTTCGGCGAGTACTCGTACTGGGTACTGAAGGGGATACTGGTGATGGTCAAGCCGACGCTGTTGTTTTCCATGCGGCGGGTTTCGAGCACAGTGTCATTGTTGACGATGGTGTAGTCCTTGCCCTTGATCTCGATGCGTTCCACACCCATGGAGCGGGTGAGTGTCTGCGCCATGGCGGCGATGGACAGGCCGTATTGCTTGATGATCTCGGTCATGCGCTGAACCATGGTGTTGTGCTGCTGCCACTTCCGTTCCAACTGGCGGCGGATGTCGCGCTCGGCCTCGGTGTAGATCAGGTCGATGCGCACGCGGCCGGTCTGCAGGAAGCGGTGCAGGCGGTGAATGGACTGGATGAAGTCGTTGAACTTGAAGCCGATGCCCAGGTAGATGGCCCAAGAGCAGTGGCGCTGGAAGTTGCAGCCGCTGCCGGCAATCACCGGTTTGGCGGCCAGCTCCTGGAACTCGCCGTCGCTGAACTGGACGATCGCGCGCTCGCGCTCTTCCAGATCCTGGGAGCCGTAGACGCTTACGGCAGTGGGGACGGCGGCCTCGATCGCGTGGCGTTCCGACTCGAGGTCATGCCAGATGATCCGGTGAGCATCTGGGGCCTCGGCGCGGATCTCCATCAGTTTGGCGATCCGGGCGGGCAGGCTCTCGCGTTTCTCGGCGGCGGCGTCCTGCACGCCAATAGCGGTATTACGAAGCAGGCGTCCCTGGCCATTGCGCTCGTGGCCGGCGTGCGAGTGGTCAGACGGTACTTCGTGCCAGCGGATGTCCAGTTCCGGTAGGGCGTAGCCTTCGTCACTGAACCCGAGGTCGCTGGGGCGCTGAACGAAGATCGCCCAGGACGCCACCCACATCCAGAACTCGCCCTCCTTGTGGGCATGGATGGTGAGTTGGTCGGCCTTCTCCGAGTTGCGTTTGAAGAACCTGGTCTTGGCCTGGCCGACATCCATCACGCCGAGGAACGCCGAGTACGCCAGCAGCTCGATGTATTCGTTCGGGCTCGGCGTGGCCGTGGCCACGTACCGGTACCGGACGCCATCGCCGCGGATGCCGGCGGCGCGATCGTCACCCGCGAACAGGGCCATGAACTCGCGGAACGTCTTGCTGCCGCCGAAGCCGCGCAGGCAACTGGCTTCGTCCAAACTGGCCACACTGAACCGTCGAGGGTCGAGCTTGCCATCGCGGACGGTCTCGTAATTGGTCAGGTAGATTGTGTTGGGGTCGTCTACCTCGTCGAAACTTCGGATGAACCGGACGGTGATGCCGAGCATCGCGGCGTCTCGGTAGAACTCCTGGCGCACACCCAGCGGGATGGTGATGAGCGCGTAGCCTCCGGCCAGGTCGCGGGTGACGCGCGCCACTTCAAGCTGCATTACCGACTTGCCCAGGCCGAAGGCCGCGAAACAGGCCGCGCGGCCTTGGCGCACCAGCCAGGTGGCGATGGCTCGCTGGTGCGGTTTGAGCAGGGGATGGAAGGCCGATGGCTTCACCTCGAAGCCTTTCGGCTCGGCGAGGCGGACCTTGGCTCGCAAGAAGTCTTCATAGGCGGTCATGCTGTTTCCTTGGGGAACGGCACGCACCGGACGCCGCCCTGCCTGACAGGGCGGCCCACGAGGCATGGTTGAATCGCCCACAGGGCGGCGTCCGGTGCGTGCTGGAAGAGAAAGCGCCCCGGGTGGGGCGCTGTATCGAGGGTCAGGCCGCAGCCTGTTGCTGCTGGTCGACGAGTTGCCCGGCGTCGATCCAGACCGCCTGTAACCAGGCCGGCGTCTTCGCCATCGGTTCCTTGAGCGTGCCGGCGACGATCAGCGTGTCGATCTCGCCGCCGGCGGCCAGGCTCTGGAACAGCTTCATCGCCTGCTGAGTGCGAGCAGGGATATCCAGCACGTCGAGGCGATCCAGCAGCGCCAGGCGCAGGCCGGAGATCGTCGCGATGGCCAGGGCGATGGTCGCGTCGCACCGCCAGCGTTCGGACTCAGACAGCAGGCCGTACAGCCGGCCGCCGAACGTGACGTCGATATCGGCGCTGATCTGTACCGGCGACCAGCCGGCGGTGCTGGACAGGCGCTGCAGCAGTTCGTTCACCGGCCCGATCGCGTCGGCCAGGATCTCCGCAGGGATGCCAGTGGGGGAAAGGGCATCGGCCAGCGCGCTCCAGGCGCAGACCTCGGCGTGGAAGCCGGCGGCCTGCTTGATGACGTCCTGGCGCTGCGCGGCGGCGTTGAACGCTTCCTGCAGCGACTGCACCTTGGCCTGCTGCCGGTCACGCGCCTGGCGCAGTTCGTTGATCGCCTGTTCGCCGTTGGCGATCGCCTCGGCGCTGGGCGCCTGGGCGGTTTCGGCTTCCAGGGCGGCGGCCTGCGCGGCGGCGTCCTCGCTCTCCTTCAGGTCCCGCTGGCTGTTGGCGACGGCCCGCTGAGCGCTGGCAAGATACCCGCGGTACTCCTCCAGACGTTTCGCCGCCTCGGGATCGGCAACCTTCGCCGGCGGCTGGTGCGCGACCAACTGGCCGGCCTGCAGGTCCACGGCGCCCTGGCAATGAGGGCAGGTCAGCGGCTGGTGGGCGGGCTCGCCGCTGGCGGCGGCCTCGGCTGCCATCACCTTCTCCGACCATTCGTCCTGATTGGCCTCGTCGGTGGCCAGCTTGTTGCGCCGGCGGTCGGCCAGCGCTGCGGTTTCGCGCAGAGCGGTGATGCGGCTGGCCCGCGCCTGGGCGTCGGCGTGGGCGCGCTTGCTGGAGCCCAGGGTCTGCTGGGCCTCGTCCAGGTCCTGGGCGGTGGCTCGCAGTTCCGCGCGCGCCGATTCCAGTTCCTCCTCGCTGACGATGACCGGCGGCGCCTCCGGCTCCCACCCGTTCGCCTTCTCGCTGCCGTAATTCTCGCCGGTGACCGCTTTCCAGGCGCCGCGCGCTTCGCTGGCGTAGTCCTTTGCCTGGCCGACCATGGCGGAGAACCCGGAACGGAGCAGGGGCTTCACCTTCTCGAACAGCGCCAGGTCGATGCCCTTGGCCTTCAGGCGCTTGGCGACCTCGGCAGGGCTGGCGCTGGCGCCGGTCAGACTGAGCAGCAGCTTGCGGCGATCATCCGCCTTCAGGCCGGCAAACAGGCTGGCGTCGAGCACGTATGGCAGGAACGGCGAGTCGGCGAGCGGGGAGCCTTTGCCGCTAGGCAGCGCGACCCCGCAGGCCTGAACCTCGCCGGCATCGTCCAGCCACTCGACGCGGGCCTCGCCCTTCTTTGCGCCCTCGGTGATCAGTTGGCCGATATGCTGCTTCTGTGCAACGCGGCCGGGCTTGCCGGTGAAGGCGTGGCTGATGGCGTCGATCAGCGAACTCTTGCCGGCGCCGTTGTGGCCGGCCACCAGGAGCACCGGCGCAGAAACATCAAGGGCCGCATGACGCAGCCCTTGGAAGTTGGTGATTTCGAGTTTCGTGATGCGCATGGCTCACTCCAGGTCGAGGGCGATATCCCCCGGCTTCTTGACGACGCGGTAAGTGTTCAACTCGCGGGACTCCTCGTTCTCCTGCTCGAGCACGATGACGCCCTGGTCCAGCAGTTGGAGAATGACGCGCTCGGCTTCCTCGGTGGTGAGAGCGAAGCGCGATTGCAGCCAGGCCGCGTCGAACACGTCCTTCTTGGTGGCGACGCCGATGGCGATCTCGCCCAGGGTGTGGCCGGCGAAGCGCTCGACGGTGAGTTGCGGCAGCTCTTGGAACTCGGCATCGACGACGTCGCTGTCGTCTGCTGGTTGCATACCGCCCCAGGCGCCGGCGTCTTCCATGTCGTGGTCGCCGCCATTCAGGTCCAGCGGGTTCTGGTCCGGGTCAGGCTTGACCTGGTCCATGCCCCCGGTGAACTCATTGGCGCCGCCGATGATGAGCAGGCAATCCTTGTTCACCGCGAACAGCAGGTCCTCCTTGTGAGGGCTGCTCGGATTCACCACGAATACGGCCTTCATCTTGTCCTTCGCGGTCATCGACTCCAGCTTGCCGTAGACCGTGTCGCGGTCGCCGCCGGCAATGGTGTGGACCGCGATGGTGGCGGCATTCCGTACCTGGCGCTCCAGGCGGTCGATGATGTCCTGCTGCTTGGCCTCGGGAAGCTTCTGCCAGCAGTCCGGCATGATCCGGATTTCCTGGATCAGTCCCTGCAGCAAGCTTTTGCCGAGCGTGTCGGCGGTCATGTTCATGAAGTGCGGGTTGTTGCTCATCGGGAAGGGTCCTATTCGTTGGCAATCCGCTCCAACTGCTCGAGTTGGGCGTCGCTGAGGTAGGTGTGGGCGCCGTAGCGCTGGAAGTTGCTGCGGAGGTCGGCCAGGAACTGCTCGTCCCAGTCCGTAGCGGCGTTGAGCTCGGCCGCGCCGAGTAGCGCGGCGAACTCCCCGACCTGGCCGTACCGCTCAAGGACAGTGAGGCTGGGCATGGCCGGTTACTCGAGGTTGAGCTCGTCGGTGCCGGTGTCGCTGGTGTCCGGCTGCTGGCCCGGGGCGGGTTCGGTGATTTCGCCCGTCTCGGTGTTCACGCCGTCCGGGACCTGGTCCTGAGACTGGTCGTCAACAACGCTGTATTCGCCGGTGAGGATGGACGCGTTGTCCTGGTCCAATCCAGCGTCGGCGCGTTCGTCCAGGGTGACTGCGGTCTGCAACTCGATGCTGACCGGCAGGTACTTGAACAGCCGGCGGATGACGGTCTTCTTGGCCATCTCTTCGTAGTGGGTGACCCAAGGCCCGTTTCCGGATGCCTTGCTGGTGGCGCGTACTTTGTCGACGTCGGCCTTGCTCATGACCTCGAATTGCACACCGCCGTCTTTCAACTTGGCGACCGCGTAGACGTGGGTCATGACGCCGCGTTCACCTTCTCCCGGAACGTGCTGGACGTCTTCGTCGAGGCCGTAGCGATAGCTGAACTGGTCGTTCTGGTGCACGGTGCGCGCGGTGAGCGAAACGATCTGGCCGGAGCGCCGGGCAAGGTCAATCATCCCGCGGTAGCCGATGATCAACTGGACGTTCGACAGGCCATCTTTCGCCTTGCCGTTGCCGAACGGCAGCAGGTAGGCATGGCCGAGAGCGTTACCCGGTTCCAGGCCGAGCTGCGCGCATTGCATCACGGCGCCGAGGAAACTCTCCTGATTGCATTTCGCCAGGGCTGGTACTTTGCGGATCTCGGTCAGCGCGATGCGCGCGAGTCGGTCGGCGGTCATGTGCTTCGGAAGCGCCAGGGCCATCTGGGCTTTGATCTTCGGGTCAGTCATCAGGTGGGCCAGCGTTTTCGGCTGACCGTTGTTGGCGACATTGCCGGTCGCGGCGGCTTTCAGGGCGGTTGCGGACATGCTGGGCTCCGGTTACTTGAGGCGGAAAACGCGGGATTCGCTGGTCTTCTTGAACTGCTCGAACAGCGCGGGGTGGGCTTCCTTGAAGGCGGATTGGTCGAAGCGGTTGGTGGTCTGGGACTTCCACGTCAGTACCGACTTGCCGTTGACCGTGAGTTGGGCGTGGTCCTGCATGAAGAGCTTGATGCGCTCCTCTGCGGACTCGATCTCGTACTCCAGGCCCTTGGCCTTGGCTTTCAGTTCGCGCAGGTGGTTGAACACCTCCACGACCTTGCCATCGGCCTCGATGCTGGTTCCGGCGTCACGCTCGAACAGCCGTAGGATGTCGCTGACAGCGGTTGCTTCAGGCGGATCCAGGCGCTGGATGCGTCCCCAGAACTCGACCTCCTTCTCGCGAATCGCCGCGATGGTTTCGTCGTCCCGCTCGACGCGGTACACGCGGAAGTCGTCGCCGCCGATCAGCACGCCGAAGATGCAGACCTGGCGGCCGGTGACCATCAGGCCGTGCATGGCCTGGGCGGTGTAGTGGACTGGAATGGAATCGGTCTGAACCTCACCCCAGTCCTTTGCCTTGAACGGGCTGACCGTCTTGATCTCGATGTTTTCGCCGCTGGCGGCCTCGGCGTCGATCTCGGCGGCCATGAAGTCGTGCTGCTGGTCGCGGTAGCGGTTACCGCGGCCGACGATCTTCAGGCCGGTCTCTTCGGCCAGCAGGTCGATGACGTAGGGCTCCATCCGCTGGCCACGGGTGAAAATCTTCTGCTTCGCCGGGTCGACGGGACCGGTGCGCGGCTGGACCTTGTCCAGATACACGTCCAGCGGGGTGCGCCAGGGGCTGATGCCGAGAATGCCGGCGACATCGCTGCCGCCTAGCAGCTTGCTCCTGTCATGATGTTCAGGTGCGATTTTGAGGAGGGACACAGGCGTAATCTCCGAGGTTCTTCAAGAGGCCGTCGTACTTGCAATGGCATGATCTGCAAAGACGGATGTAGTCGTTTGGGTCGTGGTGCCTTCCACTAACGTTGGCCCACTCGAACCTGGCCTTTGGGTCGGTGGTCCCGCAGTGCTCGCACTTCATGGGGCGGCCCCGCGCGGCATAGACCCTGTTGTGGGCCGGCTTGTACTTGACCGCCTCGCCCCGCCAGCTACTGTTCTTCGCTCCGCGCTGATCTCGCTTCGCAGCTATGCGCCGCTCTATGCCGCAACGGATCATGAAGAGCCGAAGGGCACGGCAGGTACATCCGATCTCGGCGGATACTTCTTCGAGCGTCATGCCCGATTCGTAGAGATGGCGAACCAAGCCCTCGTTGAGCAGTGGAACGCGCTTACTCTGTTGGCCGCCGAGGTACTTGGTGCGGTCGAGCGCGCCGACCGATGCGAGAGCTGCAGTCATGGGGCTGGTCTCATTTCAGGGTGAGGGTGGTTGTTGCGTGAAGGCGGGGGTTGCGCCGGAAGCGCAGAACGCAGAGGTCGCCGCAGATGTTGGCGAAGAGCGGGTTGTGGTAGCCGTGGCGGTTGGCCAACTCGACGGCCTGGCGGATGCTCTTTCCGGCAAACTCTTCGATATCGTCGAGTTGGTCGTCGATGATCGAGCGAACGGGGCGGGTGGTCATGTGTTCGTGCTCCTGAGTTCTGCCCAGCGCGAATCCGCTGCGGCGTCGAGCCGGCGGCGCATGTCGTCGTAGAGGCGGGTGTCGATGAAGTCCACTGCGTAGGCCAGTTCGATCTGGCCGTGGAGGAAGCTCTGTTCGGGGCGCGGGAAGTGGGACCGGCGCATGGCCGTGATGCCTTCCTCAATCATCAGAACCGCGCGTTCATTGCTGAAGGCCATCTTCGTCCTCCTGCTCTTCGTCCTCGGGCTCCGGTTCCGGCTCCGGCTGGTCCCAGAGCGGGTCTCTGGCGAAGTCCCAGGCGTGCTGGGCGTTGCTGAAAGCCGCGCGGTTGCGGCGCTCGCGATAGGTGGTGTGCATGTGCTCCTCCGCGGTTACCAGAGGTGAAGGAGCGAACGCCGGGCGCTTCCCCGGATGCGTCAGGTCTGGCTGCGCTAGCCCCTCGACTCGTTCGCTGTTCGGTGGCGGCTCACTCGTCGAATTCGACGAACTCGCCCTCGGCGCTCAACTGGTACCAGGTGTCCGGCTTTACGCCGTTCTCCCCGACCTTGCTGGCGCGGATATGGATTAGGCTCCCCTCGTCGTCGCGATGGCAGAGAACGATGGCGCTGCCGGCAGACGCGCGAGCGCGGCCCTCGATACCCAGGGATGCGGCGACGGATTCCTTGCCGCTGACCTCGGCTGCCGAGTAGTCGCCGGTGTTCGACGCTGCCGAGTAGTTGCCGGTGTTCGACGCTGCCGAGCAGTCGCCGGTGTTCGACGCTGCCGAGCGGTTGCCGGTGTTCGACGCTGCCGAGTA